TTTAAGTGTGACGGCGCCGTGCCGTGCGGTCCTGTTGAGATGCTGATCGTCGACACTAGACGGCTGCGCTGTTAAGCGAGCCTCTAGGCCGAGTAAGCACTTCATCAGGGCAGGATAACCTTCCAATTTATCATCACGATAAACTGGCGACGGTACCCAGGTCCGAATTTCTGGACGCTGGTATGAGGGCTTTTGTTCATCCGCAACATATAGTTGCAGACGAAGCCCTACTCTTTGAACGGTTTTGACCTTGGGCAGTTTCAACGCCTCAAAATCATAGCCTAAAGAGTCCGCTGTTAAATAGGAAATCCAACCTAGACCAGCGCATGTCTCTTCGACGTGAGGGAGTGATCCCAAATGTCGCTCGACCCAACCACGAAGGAGGGTCGTTGTCCGCCAATAACCTTTTTGATAAAAGGCGTTGGCCGTGGACACGTAAGAGATTAATGACTGGCAGTCACGCTTGTTCTTGGGAGGCAAATGTCGTACGTACGTAGGTGTAACCTCGTACCCGGCAAACGCATCCATTCCACATGACTCTCGGAACCTTCCGGTCCAGAAAGACTTGTCGGAATTCACCTTACAGTTATACTTACTGAGGGTGTCTTGAACAACTGCAGCAGCGTTCGTGGGGACAATTATATCATCTCCATAAACGTAGATGTGGCGGCGAACACGTAATATGTTCGCTGCCGTAACAGGGAGGTCGTGAAACTCGAGTAGGGCCGTTACGCAGCATGCGTAAAAGTACATGGCCTCAATCGGGAAACACAGAGCTGACCCCATCGAAGCGAATTTTGCCAACGGAATTATATTACCGTTTGGCAGTTCCGCTTTCGTCGAACGGCATGAATCGATTGCGTCCCTTAAATCGGGCCAAAAATCAAACATGCTAAGAGCAAGGGTCCGCGGAACGCGGTCACTAGCGCTAGAGAGGTCGATGGTACAGTATTGACCGCTCTTCGACGAAGTTAAAGCGAGATCTCGATTCACTTGCTGGTCCGTAAAATTTACATGACCGGCTGTGTAGTCAGATCGCTCGAGAGCTGAAACTAGCTCTCTTGCTATGGCTTGTTGCGTGTATTGCATACACACAGGCTCAATCGCTATAACCCGAGGTCCCTTCAGAGTTTTCGGGACGAGTACCACCCTCACGGGTGATTCATCGTCGGGAGACACGAGTTCGATATTGTCGAAAGCCGCCCCTCCATGAGCACTTACTGAAAGTAAGTTACCCATGAAGGGGAGAACCGGCTCTAGACGCTCGTGCCATCGCTTGACACCATATTTTTCATTACCAAATAGGTGATCGGCGGTGGATCCGGGTCCATGTTTGGGTAACAGGCGGTCTAAAAGGCTGCCGTGTAAAACGTTACTCCAAAGGATACGATTAACAACCCTAAAGTTGTTATCGCGGACGGGGTTCTCTCGTTCAAAAACTTGAAGATCAAGCTCAGTTTGAACGAATTCGTTGACTTGAGCAGTACGCCGACTTGGCGTACACTCCAGCTCAATTTTTCGAAAGGTATGGCAAATTTGCCTAATACCTTCAACGACTTCTGGATGAATTTCTTCATCATTCAAAATCCTCCCTGTAGTTAAATCAAACACACGGCCGAGCATACCTTGCAAAAACGCAGGGATTGCTCCTCTCTTCTTGAAACTACGGAAGTGAGACGGGCCAACCTGACCTAAAGCGAGACTTCTTTCGAAGTTTTTGCCAAAATCAGGTAGGGTAAGAGTCAGAAATGACTCGCCCTCATGTTCGACGCGAGACCTCAAAGTATCGAGGTCCCGCGGGTCATATTCTGCTGCACACTTGGCTACTGCATCTTGATATACGCATGTAGCCAGCCTTACGAGGTCGCTTACGTGGCTTTTCATAGTTCCTCCAAGCTAGATGTAATCAGCTTCGGGGTGACTATCCAGCCACAGCTTTCCTCCGCAAGTTCTAACTACCACACGCACTGCAAGACAGTGCCCTACGTTAGATAGTAGGTACCTGTTAGGATTATCCAAAAACAGGTAGCAGTTAAGTTGAACACGAGCATCATAACGATGCCAAATACCAACAGATCCTCTAGTGCTGTGAAGACAGCACCTTGGTAACGTTGGTTGTGTCCAGCCAGACGGCTAGCGCCTGTACCACGTAATCGATCTCTACATCGGAAAAGCCATATTCTGGCTCATCGATGACGAGGTAGATCCCGAGCGACTTATACTCATTTTCTGAGGTAAGTGGATCGGCGGCAACCACTCGGTTGTCGACACGCACCATTCGACGAGTCCTGTTCTTGGACTCTTGGTGGCTGACGGTCATCTTAAATGACTCATCAGCCGTCGAATAAACGGACTTTGTGCCCTCAGAATTAACGAGGTTCAAAGTTTGTGCGACGGTATTAACAGTGATAGTTTGCGGATCTTGGAAAGCCATGGTCGTCTCCTATAAGGATGAGTAAAATGGGCATTAGTACACAGTGTACTGCCTAGGTTGCCAAACCTAAACAGGGGAACTAGACACCATGATAGTAGATAGGCTGTATTACCTTTCCGCGTCGGCTTGAGTGTTAAAAGCCAACGAGCTTGGATACTCCAAGCGCGGTCAGGATGCCTATTTGGTAGGGACTAAATTCCATCCCTTCCAGACCGAATCCAAACGGATGTGCTCGATGCCTGTCTTTCACAGTTAAACTGTGAATCCAGGTCGCGTTTTGGTGACCGCTCTTTAGAGCGTGCGAAGAGTCGATGTTCCACGTCCACTCCTCTGTCCCCATCACGTAAGCACCTTTGGCCACAAGGTTCTCGGCCCAACCGGTGTTCATATTAGCGACAACGTCGCCCATATTAGAACACCAATCGGCCAACCATGACCACGGTGTAGCTTCCCATAGTACTGAAGGTGACAACGACAAGCCGTAAAGCTGCCGTTGCACTTTAGAGCTCCATTCCGGTGTATCAATATTTGGAATGTAG